CGCTGGCCTCATACAGCGGGAAGAGCGGACAGGCCAGCGTGTCGGTAAGCCGCGACAGGGACGTGATCACCGTGTACGCGAGCTGCGACAGCCTGCAGCTCCTGGTGGAATACTACGAGCGGACATCCTCCGTGTGGAAGGAACGCTACGAGGAGATGACCGGGCTGTACGAAGAGGAAATAAAACAGCGTTCGAACCCCGTTAAAACATTCTTCTACGGTTTCGGGGTCGGAATACTGCTGAGTGTGCTAACAACAATAATCATCATTCTAAAACGAAAGAACAATGGCAACTAAGAAATTCATATACGGCATAGCCGTGGTAAAGTTCAACAGCAAGGAAATCGGCTACATCGAGAAAGGCAGCTGGGACTGGGGCGGCACTAAGCCGGAGAGTACGGACGTGGAAGCCGAGCAGGTACCTGACGCTCCGGTGCTGACACTGGCCAACAAGAACGCGACCATCGCGCCGACGTTCAACCTCATCCAGCTGGACTATGAGAACATCCAAGCCGTGCTGGGCGGCACGCTGGTGGGCAGCGCGGGCAGCTACACCGGCTGGAAAGCCCCGACCAGCCTCGTGGAACTGAGAGGCCCGTGGGAAATCCAGTTCGTGAGCGGGCAGACGATGACGATACCCAACGGCACCATCATGTCCAACCTGGGCGGCAAGCTGACGCTGACGGAGGTATCCAAGCTGGAATGCCAGCTGAAGGTGAACAAGCCCGAAGAGCCGGACACCGCTCCCTACGAAATCAACGACACGCCGTCAGAGTAACGTATGGACAAGGCAACGGAACGTCTGGTGCAAGCCGAGGGGACGGCCGCCCTGTTGGACAGGGGCGTGTCCGTCCCCTTGAAGGAACTGCGCATCCCGCTGGTTAAGAAGCCCCTGAAGCTGCGCGTGGTGATGCGCCGCCCCCGACTGGGCGGACTGATACGGCTGGCGAGAGTCTATCTGTCACTGGGCGTGACGGCAGACGAGATGAAGAAGTTCACCAAGGACGAGGAGGTGGCCTTCATCGCCGCACACGGCAAGGCCGTGAGCCGGATGATCGCCTACACCCTGTGCCGCGGCTGGTGGAGCCGCCACCTGCTGGTGGGGCTGACCGCCTGGTGGGTGCGCCACTTCATGGAGCCGGCCTACATGGACGCGGCGATGCGCAATTTCGTGTTCCTGCTGGGCACCGACCCTTTTACGAGTATTATCAGATCAGCCGGGATGACGAACCCGATGAAGCTGAGACTGAGCCAAAAAAGGAAGGGGAGTTAAAGACGGTCTACGAGCCTTCCCATAGCCCCTTCGGCTTTGTCTGGCAGATAGCGAATGCCACAGGATGGAGCGTAGACTACATCTTGGAAGGCGTGAACTACCAGACCCTCATCATGATGCTTGCCGACGCGCCGCGCTATGTACGCAAAAAGAAAGAAGAGAAGAGCGCGGAGGACGAGGCGAAAGACATTGTAGGATTTTTCCAAAGCAACCTGAAGAAATAGAATGGCAACGAAACCGGTAGAAATAGAGATACTGATGCGCGACCGCCTGTCGGGAGGTCTTGACAAGGCAGGGCGCAAGGTGGACGAGCTGAAGGTGAAGACCGGCAGCGCGTCTGCTGAGATGGCACGCCTGGACAGGCAAGCCGAATCCGTCCGCGGCACCGTGTCGAAGATAGCCGGGGCGTTCGCCGTGAAGGAACTCGTCAGCAACATCGTCAAGGTGCGTGGCGAGTTCCAGCAGCTGGAGGCCTCCTTCAATACCATGCTGGGCAGCGAGGAGAAAGCCGACGCACTGATGCAGCAGCTCATCCGAACGGCCGCCACGACCCCGTTCGACCTCCAAAGCGTTGCGGGCGGTGCGCGCCAGCTGCTTGCCTACGGCGAGAACGTGGAGAACGTCAACGAAGACCTCATCCGCCTGGGCAACATCGCCGCCGGGTTGAACCAGCCACTCAGCGACCTGATTTATCTCTACGGCACCACCATGACGCAGGGCCGCCTTTATACGGCGGACTACAACCAGTTCGTGGGCCGAGGCATCCCCCTCGGACGGGAACTGGCGAACGTACTCGGCGTGGCCGAGGGCAAGGTGCGCGAGATGGTGGAGGCCGGCAAGGTCGGCTTCCCTGAAGTGCAGCGCGCGCTCCAGAACCTCACGAACGAGGGCGGGATGTTCTACAACCTCATGGAGGAGCAGAGCAAGACCATCACCGGGCGCATCAGCAACATCGAGGACAGCGTCAGCATGATGATGAACGAGATCGGGCGGCAGTCCGAAGGCATCATCGGGAACTCGCTGGACGCGGTCGCCTACCTGGTCGACCATTACGAGCAGGTGGGCCGTGTGCTGCTCGGCCTGGTGGGCACATACGGCGCGTACAAGACTGCCGTCATGGCCGTCACCGCCATGCAGGCCCTACAGACTGCTGGTGTGGGCGCACTGACCGTGGCCGAAACCCTGCACTACGGCTGGCTGGTCATCGTGGAGAAGGCGCAGAAGCTGCTCAACGCCACGATGCTCGCCAACCCCTATGTGCTGGTGGCCACGCTGATTGCCGGCGTGGTGGCCGCGATGGTGTCGATGAAGACCGAGACCGAACGGCTGAAGGAGGCCGAGGAGGACTACCAGGCCGCCAAGCAGAAAACCATCGAGGCCGAGGAGGAGCACCGCCGGCGGCTGGAGGAACTTTGCGGCGTGGCCGGTGACGAGAGCCTGGCCACCGACACCCGGCGTGAGGCGTTGAACAAACTTGAACAGAAATACCCGGACATCTTCGCCAAGTACGACACCGAGTACGAGAAGCTGAAGAACATCAAGCGCATCAAGGAGGAAATCGCCGAGCTGGAGGCCGGGCAGTCCATCACGCGGCCACAGAACGAGTTGGACAACGTGAACGAACGCATCGCCGCGCTGGAGGCCAAGAAAGCCACCGAACGCTGGGAGGATGCCAACGGTTCCGGAACACGGATGCGGAAGGTGGGCGGTCTGACCGGAAACGAGGCCACCGAGCTGCAGAACCTGTACAACAAAAGGAAGGCGCTGTCCGAACAGGTGCGCAAAGAGCAGGCCAACGCCTACTTTGAGAACCTGACAGGCATCAGCAATGACACGCTGGAGGAACAGATCCGGCAGCGCCAGAACTTGCTGGCCCGTATGACGACCGAGCAGAAGAAGTACGGAACCATCACCTACGGGACGGAGGCGTTGAGGGGAACCTACAGCCGTGACGAGCTCCAGTACCAGCTCAACAAGCTGAATGCCGAGAAGAACCGACGAAACCTGAAGCGCGACTCCAGCGCGGACTGGGGCGCACAGGCACGCAAGGAATACGAGCAGGCGTTGAAAGCCTACAATGACTTCTTGGCCGACACCTCCAACAGCCTGACACGGGAGGATTACGAGAAAAAGGCCAAGGAACTGAAGGACGCGCTGAGCCTGGCCAAGAAGGAATACGACAAATACAAGCCGGACGAGAACAAGGATGCCGAGAGCGAGCGCAAGGCCGCCGACAAGGCCGCACGCGAAGCCGAAAGGCGCAGGCAGGCAAAGGAAGAACTCGGGCGCGAGCTGGTCGAGCTGCAGCACAGCAACGACGAGGCGGAGACCGGGGCTATGGAAGAAGGCCTTGAAAAGAAGCTGCGCCAGATAGACGACGACTACCAGGCCCGCGCCGACGAAATCGCCAAGATGGAAGCCAAGTGGAAGCGGCGGAACCGCGAGGCCGGCCTGGAAACCGGCACGGACGGGCTGACGGACGCCCAGCGCACCGCGCTCGGGGATGCCGGCGACCGCAACGCGGAGGCGAAGCGCAAGGCCGAACAGGCCGCCTACCAGTCCGAGTTCGAGGCCATGCAGGCAGACATCCTGCGCATCGCCGCCTACAACGGGGAGACGGAAAGGCTCCGCGAGGAACACTGGAAGAGCGAGCAGGAAGCCATCGACCGGATGAAGGAGGGCAGCGACAAGCGCCTCCGGCAGATACGCCTGGACTACGAGCGGGAACTGGCCGAGATAGAGGCCCAGGAAAAACGCCTGCGGGAAGCCCAGGGCGGCAGCCTGACCGCCGACCAGCGGAACGGCATCGTACAGTCCTACGCCGAGGCGCACGGGCGCATGGAACAAGGCGTGCGCGGCGTGGAAAGCACGGAGGTGAGCCGCGGCAAGGAACGCTACGAAGCCCTGCTGGAGCAGTACCGGACGTTCGACCAGCGGCGGCGCGACATCGACGAGAAGTACCGGGAGGACATGGCCGTATATGAATCCGAGCGCGCCCGGTTGTCCGGCGCGGGCGGCGACACGTCCGAGGTCGAGGCCTCCATCTCGGCGCGGACGGAAAAGTACAAGGAAGAAATTGCCTCCCTGGAAAGCGACATCCTGCGTGCCTCGGATTTTTACGCCAAATTGTTCGGCGACGTGTCGGAGAAAGGCTATAAAGTCTTGTCCGACTTCTACGCCCAGGCGCAGGAAACCCTGTCCGGCGCGAAAATCGGCAGCAACGGCGTGACCCTTTCCGTTCCGGCCAAGGACGCAAGCGGCAACTTCGTGAAGAAGCAGGTGACGGTCACCGTGGCCGAGTTCGAGCGGATGCAGAAAAGGGTGAAAGAGATACGGAAGGAGCTGGAAAAAGGCAATCCGTTCACGGCCTTCAAGACCTCCTACGATGAACTGTTGAAAGCCGTCAAGAACGGCGGCGACGTGTCCGGGGCATTGAAGTCCATGAACGAGAAAGGGAAGGAACTCACATCCACGATACGCGGCTGGGGCGATTCTTTGGGCGCGGTGTTCGGCGACCGCTTTTCCCAATCCATCGGCGAGATGATGACTTTCGTGGACGGCATGATGGACATGGGCACCGGCATCGGGCAGATATTCTCCGGTGACATCGTGGGCGGCGTGACCGGCGTGCTGGGCGGCCTGTCCTCCATCGTTTCCCTGTTCACCAGCTGGAAGGAGAAGATGGAGGAGATGAAGCGCGAGTGGTACATCGCCGAGATAGAGACCAACCGCGCCATCCGCGAGCGGAGCGAGGAATACGCTGCCAACCAGAGCCAGATCAGCGACATCATCAAGGACGTGGAGCTGCTGAACTGGCTGGTGGAGAAAGGCTATGCCAAGCCGGCCAGCGTGTCCGTATGGGAGGCACAGAGCGAACAGCTCGCGCAGTACCAGAAAGACCTGGCCGCCGAAGCCGCCGCCTACGACGAGCTGTGGGGCAAGCTGCAGGCCAGCGACGCGCATTGGGAATGGGGAAACTCCCTGAACGGCGGCTCCGTGACGCACAGCCTGCGCGGCATGAGCGCGGAGCAGATAGAGCTGTACTACAACCAGAACAAGCTCAGCGACGCGGCCCGTGACTATTACGAGGCATGGGTGGACAGCGGCAAGACGGTCGAGGAACTGAAACAGAACATCGAGGAGTGCTACGCCACGATGCAGGAGATGGTCATGGGCGTGTCGTTCGACAGCTTCCTTTCCAACGCCAGGGACGCGCTCCGGGAGATGCGCGGCGACGTGTCGAAACTCGGCGAGTTCACGGAGGACACCCTGTCGGAAGCCGTCCTCAACGCCTTTATGTACAAAGACCTCGCCAAGGTGCTCGAGCCGCTGTACGACGAACTTTCCGAAGCCTTCATCAACGGGACGGCTGACAAGGACTACCTCGCCGGGTGGCGCAGACGCTTCGAGGACGCCATGACGGCCGCCGGGGAACGGCTGGACGCGATGGCGGACGCGGCCGGTGTCGACCTGGACAGCGAGTCCGGCACGAGCCAGAGCGGCAAGTCCGGCAGTTTCAACGCCATGAGCCAGGAGCAGGGCACGAAACTGGAAGGCATGTTCATTTCCGGCCTGATGCACTGGTCGAGCATGGACGAGAAGATGAGCGACGTAAGCGAGCAGATGGGAGCGGCGGTTGACAGCCTGCGCCGAATTGAGGAAAACACCGGGAACAGTGCAAGGCATCTCGGAGAAATCAAGGAAGACATTAAAAAGATTATCAGGGACGGACTTAAAATGAAGTGACTATGGCAATGGACGCGATACTCGGAGGCAGGGTGTTGGTGAACGGCACGGACATCTGGAAGGCATACGGTGCTTTCCTGGTGGAGAAGAAACGGGGCGACCGTAACAACCTGAAGGCCATCATGGCCCCGGCGAAGACCAAGACCCACGTGGCGGTTGACATCCGGGAGGAGGACGGCGAGAAATACTCGTCCGTGCTGGAGGTGAGGAACCAGGCACGGGATGTGAAACTCTACTTTGCCCTATACGCCGACACGCGGGATGCCTGGCTGTCGCAGTACAAGGCGTTCATCGCCTTCCTGAAACAGGGCGACGACGGGTGGCTGGACATCCGCTTTCCCGACCTCGACCTGACGCTGCACGTTTTCTATAAAGAAAGCAGCGACTACGAACCCCTGACCTACCTCTGGCAGGCCGGGAAACAGGCCAGCCGGTTCTACGTGACCTTCCGGGAACCGAAGCCGGCCATCTGAATGACATTAAAACACGGTTAGAACAGCATTATGATAACGATATACGGAAGCGACGGTACAGCCAAGACACAGGTGCCCTGCGACGACAACTCGACGCAGGCGAAGGAGCTGCAGGGTGACAACGTGCTCACCCTGTCGTTCACCCTGTACGAACACGTGGCGCTGGAAGTGAACGACTATGCCGAGTTCATGGGCGAGCGGTACTGGCTCATGGAGCGTTACAAGCCGGAGCAGGTGAGCGCGCAGGAGTGGAAGTACGACGTGAAGCTCTACGGCATCGAGAGCCTGCTGAAGCGCTTCCTGGTGCTGAACGACACGGACGGCGCGGACGAACCCGTGTTCACGCTGACCGCGCCGCCGAGGGAGCACGTGGCCCTCATCGTCAGGAGCATCAACAACGGCATGGACAACACCACCGACTGGAAGGTCGGCACAGTGGAAGGCACGGAGAACATCGTCATCGACTACGAGGGCAAGTACTGCGACGAGGCCCTGAAGGAAGTGGCCGAGAAAGCCGGGAACCGGGCCGAATGGTGGTGCGAGGGCCAGACGGTGAACGTGTGCCGCTGCGAGCATGGCGAGGAAGTGGCGCTGGGCTACGGCAAGGGTCTGACATCCTTGGAGTGCGACATGGCCGACAACGCCAAGTTCTACACACGGCTGTACCCGATAGGCAGCAGCAAGAACATCGACCCGGAGAAATACGGGCACAGCCGGCTGCAGCTTCCCGGCGGCGTGAAGCACGTGGACGTGAACGTGGAGAAGTACGGCGTATGGCACCACTACGAGGCGGACGCCTTCTCCGACATCTACCCCAAGCGCACCGGCACGGTCAGCTCCGTGCGCAGCGAGGAGGTGACGGACGAGGACGGCAACCCGTTCAAGATATTCTACTTCAAGGACAACAGCCTGGGCTTCGACCCGAACAGCTACGAGATAGGCGGCAAGGTGAAGCGCGTGTCCTTCCAGGAGGGCAGCGAACTGGCCGGGCTGGGCGACGAGGAGGACGGCACCTACTATTTCGAGGCGAACTACGACAGCGACACCCACGAGTTCGAGCTGATAACGACATGGCCGTATGACGACGACACGCAGCTTCCGAACGACACGCTCTGCCCGAAGCCCGGCGACAAGTACATACTGTGGAACATACGGATGCCGGACGAATACTATCCGCTGGCCGAGCAGGAGTTCAAGGAGGCGGTGGACAAATACAACGGGGAGCACGCCATCGACGTGAGCCGCTACAAGGCCCCGACCGACCATGTGTACATCGAGGAGAACGGCATCGACCTGTACGTGGGCCGCCGCGTGCGCCTGGAAAGCGAAAAGTACTTCCCGGAAACCGGTTTCCGCAGCAGCCGCATCACCAAGGTCACGCGCAAGGTGAACCTGCCCTCGCAGATGGACATCGAGGTCTGCGACGCGACCAGTACCGGCGCGATGGAAACCATCAATGACAGCATCACAGACGCGAAGAACTACGTGAAGACCGCCACGTCGGGGAGCTTCCCCGACCTGATACGCAGCTGGGACAACACCTATCCGACCGACAACAACGTGTTCTCGGCGCGTCGTACATTGAAGGAAGCCCTGAGCAGGCTTCGCGAGGACACGGCGCAGGAGAAAATCCATTTCCTGAAGGGAGCCGACTTCGGAAGCCACAAGGCCGGGAAGGCAGGCGCGGCGGTGGACGGCGACGGGAACGCGGAATGGCTGACCGCCGTCATCCGCGAGCTGCTGCGGTCGGTGAAGTTCGTGGACGGCATGACCGGGGAGGGCTGGCAGCTGTGGATGGACGCGCTGACCGGGCTGAGCAACCTGACCATCGACAAGGTGACCATCCGGCAGACGCTGGTCGCCCTGGAACTGCTCATCCAGAAAGTGCGCAGTATCGGTGGGCAGTTCGTCGTCAGCGCGGCCAGCGGCAAGATAAAGACCATCACGAAGGACGGCAACAACTACAAGATAAGTTTCGAGCAGGACAACGAGTTCACGGCGCATGATCTGATGCGCTGCGCGGAGTTCACCGGCGTGTCGCTGCGCGGATATTGGGTGGAAATCTCCGCCTCGGACGGGGAAGGCGTCACCGTGCCCGTGAGCGAGTTCGGCGGCGTAGAACCCAAGGAGGGCGACGAGTGCGTGCTGATGGGCAACACGACGGACCGGCTCCGACAGAACCTCATCTCCATCGCGGCGACCGAGGACGGGCAGCCGCGGGTGGACGTGCTGGACGGCGTGAGCGGCAAGAACTTCGACGGCTGCCTGCGGGTGCGCCTGGGCAACCTGGACGGCATCAGCGACAGCCGGTTCCCGGCTGACAACCAGCCGCACGGCAACGGCCTGTACGGCGACAACGTGTACCTGATGGGCACGTTCGTATTGACCACTGGCGAGGACATCCTGACGCGTTTCGAGATTACGGAGGGCAAGATTGAGGCCGCCGTGGAGGGGCTTCGCAAGGACTTCACGGAGGACAGGAGCTATCTGGACAACGCCTCGTTCGGCGACGGCATGAACAAGTGGGACACCGAAAACGAGGCCACCTTCTTCCTTTTGGGCAACAAATGGATATGGGCGAACGGCGCGCCGCTGTCCGACAAGACGAACTATGCCTGCGTGAAGACCGACGACGGGCGCACCACCGTATATATACGCAACAAATACATCCTGCAGAAAAGCGGAAACTTCCGCTTCATCCCCGACTACACCGACGTGAACGACGAGGGGCAGAAGAAGCCGGAGGCCGTGTACCTGAGCTTCTTCTACCGTGTGGCCAAGGCCGGGCGGCTGACCATCCAGTTCGAGGGCCTGGACAAGACCGGGTTCGAGAACTTCAACGAGTTCAGCTACGACGGCGAGCTGGGCGTGACGGACGGCTACCAGGTGTTCAACCACTCCGGGCTGTGGAACGGCACAGGCGACTTCAAGCTGGCGTTCACGGGCGAGATATACCTGTACATGCTGGTGCTGAGCACGGACAGGGCCGAAGCCCTGGCCTACAAGTACAAGACCCTGTTCGAGCAGTCCGAGAAGCTGGTGAAGATAGCCGCGGCGAACTTCGACAAGGACGGGAACGTCATCGAGTCGTCAAGCATCATCACCACGGCGAAGTACAACGAGATGATGTCGCAGTATTTCGACGAAGACGGGCAACTAAAGAACAAGGCTGGCCTGGTAACAACTGCGATGGCCAACAAATTGTACGCTTTTGATGCCGACGGAAGAATAGTGTCCGTAATAGACCAGACCGCTTCCGATATCAGAATATCAGCTGCCAACATATCACTGGAGGGGCTTGTGACAGCGAACGGGAATTTCAAGATATTGGAGGATGGCAGCATAGAAACCAATAACGCCAAATTGAAAGGTTACTTGTACTCAGTATTCAAACCGGTGGAAATTTGCGATGCGACAAATCTGGGAAATAATGAAACGACCGGCAATAATGAATACAAACTGAACACAAACCTTTTCGTCGATGCGACATTCAGTGGGGTGGTGCTGCCGGTATCTGAGGAATATGAAGGTGCGCGTGTCTTGATTATGGATTCCTACTTTATCAAGACAAGAACGATACATTCTCCAACCACAGTCAGGACGGAAAACGGGAGCGCAATCATCAGCGGCTTATTTGCCCAGACACCCACTTCCATGGAGTTCCGTGCGGATGTGCTTACATTGGATGCCGGTGTCGTGGAGCTGATATTGAAGAACGACTATATAAGAGACGAAGCAACCGGCGAAGTTTCAAGTGGAGGTTTAGGATGGGTGCTTGTAAACAATACCTGCCAGAACCTTTATTGGGAATATGCCGGCAAGCGATACGCATACAGGTATAACTTAAGTCCATATTTATTAGAATGAAAATGAAATTGAACTTCAAGCAATTCACTATTCCTACGGGGATAAGCGGCAGGGAAAGCCGGACTGGCGATGCGAGGGAAAGTCTTGCAGACCTGATATATATGAATGTGAACGGCATCCGTGCCCATGCGCTGGCAATGAAGATATACAAGAGCCAGGGTGCTGAAGAATACGACCGTACCGAGGTTTCCCTGATAACAAGAATCGCGGACGAATATTGCACTCCGGCATTTATAGACGGCTTGCGTAAGCAGATAAAGGAAGGAGGCGGTGATGAAAGTGATATACAACCGGCTGATCCCGTTTAAGGGCTACAAATGCGTGAACCTTTTCGGCGTGCTGTTCGTGCGCGAGGGCTGCACGATGACTGCCACGGACTACAACCACGAGGCCATCCACACGACGCAGATGAAGGAACTGCTCTATGTGCCGTTCTACCTGCTGTACGTGCTGGAATGGCTGTGGCATTTGATACGCCTGCGCGATACGAGGGCAGCCTACCGGGCAATCAGTTTCGAGCGTGAGGCATACGCCCATGAGGGCGAGGCGGACTACCTGAAGACAAGAAAGAAGTTTAACCAATATAAAAAGGACTGACTATGGCCATATCACAGGAAGACATACAGCAGGTGCTCAACGCCATCAAGGCTGAGAGCCAGGGCGTGCAGGAGCTGGAAACGGTATCCTCGCTGAACGGGGTGAATTCCCTGCCGGGCGTGAAAGGGAACGAACTGGTAAACGTACCGATGACGCTGCTACAGAAACCCGCCACGGATGCGGCCGCTGCGGCCAATTCCGCCGCGCAGGCCGCCAATACGGCCGCCCAGACAGCCAATGCAGCGGCCAGTACGGCCACGGAAGCCAAGAACGCGGCCAATTCCGCAGCCGCCACCGCCAACGAGGCAGCCGGCAAGGCCCAGCAGGCCGCCACCCAATATGAATCGACGGCCAAGGCTGCCCTGAAGGGGGCGACCGCCCGGTTCAGCCGCATCGTGGAAAGCGGGGCGGTTGATACCGTATCCAGCGCAAACGTGACGGAGGTCGTCTATATAAAAAGCCTGAAGGTGTTTGCTGGCGTATATACGGACGGCAAATACTGCAACAACTGGGCAGGAGGCAACAACGGCCTGCCGGGAGCGGACATGTATCTTGACGATACGCGGTCTGCCATCCTGAAGGACAAGGTCTATATCTGCGGCGACACGCTGTATGCGTGGAGTGACGAGGACGGCGACCTGGTGAAGGCGGGCGGCGGAGGAAGCGGCAACGGCTTTTATAATGTGACGCAGCTCCATCCGCTTGGCTCCGGCTACTACACGAAGGAAACCGCCGTGGCCGCGTTGGCAGATGCCGACATCGCCGACGAGGACAAGCCCGGCATGGTGATCACTTTCGAGGCATCCGCTGGCAAGTGGCTCGACTACCGCTTCGAGGGAACGGACGTGTCGTCCTTCCTGACGGCTTCGGCGTGGAACCGGTACGGCGGCGGTGATGCCATCAAGAAAATCCGGGTGACGAAAGGCACAACCACGGAAGACCTTGCCCCCGACGGGCAGGGTGTGGCGAACCTGGACATCCCGGTGGTGGAGGTAGACCAGTCGGTGAACGAGAACTCGACGAACCCGGTCAGCGGCAAGGGCGTGGCGGCCAAGATAAACGAGAAGGCCTCCACCTACGGCACCGCCCTGCAGCTCAATGAAATCGGCGAGGGCACGGACAAGGCCTATTCTCTCTCCCTGCTGAACGAGGCCGGGGAGGTCATCAGCACGAGCGACATGTTCACGGGCGGCGGTGGCGGCACGGTGGCCACGACGAAGGTCGTGCTGACGCGCGTCACCCCGAACAAGACCGTCAAGGCCGGCGACGAGGTGAAGCTGACCTACACCTACGACCAGACGGACACCGCGACCGGAGAGAGCACCGGCAATCCCGGACGGGCCACCGTCACCGTGACCCAGGGCGCGAACACCAGCACGCTGACGCAGACCATATCCGCAGGCAGCACGAACACGGTGGACGTGACGAAGTATATGGGCGTGGGCACCAATACCGTGAGGGTGCGCGTGGAAGTCGGGGAAGGCGCGGAGATGCAGGTGGCCCAGGTGACGTGGAGCATCAACGTGGTGCAGCTGACCCTGAGCAGCTCTTTCAACATCGCCACGGCCATAACACGCGGCCAGACCCTCAGCATACCCTACGCCCTGAGCGGTGCCGGCACGAAGACCCTGCGCTGCTATGTGGACGGCACGGACACCGAGGACAGGAGCATCACCAGTTCGACGGCCAACGGGTCTTTCAGCATAGCGACGACCAACCTTGGGCACGGCACCCACACGGTGCAGCTCGTGGTGGAACTGGAACTGTCGGACGGCAGCACCATCAAGTCGAACAGCATCCTCTTCGCCGTGGGCGTCCGGGAAGCCGGGAACAACACCCCGTTGGTGTCCGCAAGGTTCGACTATGCGGACGGGTCGGTCATCGAAAATGGCCAAACGCCTTACATCCCGACGAAGCAGTACGACAGCTACACGCTGCAATATGCTGCATACAACCCCAAGGAAACCCCGACACGGGCGGACGTGTATGTGGGGAGCACGCTGGCCTCGTCCGCCTCCGTGCCGTTCACGGCGCAGAGCCTGACGCTGCGCGCCTCCAACTATGGCGAGGAGCAGTGCCGGATTGTGGTGGGTGACACGACATACAACTTCCGGCTTATCGCGGAGAAGAGCGACCTGAACCTCAGCGAGCCGACGGACGGGCTGACGCTGAAGCTGACCGCCCAGGGCAGGAGCAACAGCGACGTGAACCGCGAGGAATGGACTTATAACGGCATCCGGACAGTGTTCGAAGGCTTCAAGTGGGGCGGCGACGGCTGGACGGGCACCGCCCTGCGCCTGACGGACACGGCGCGGGCCACCGTGCAGCACCGCCCCCTGGAACAGCCGGAGCAAAATGTCACCAACGCGATGGCTTTCATTGTGAAGTACAAAGTAAGCGAGGTCGTTGATGAGGACGCGGAGGTCATCCGTTGTGTGGACGCCGACGGCACCGGCTTCGTGATCACCACGCAGGAAGCGCGCATGGTGACGAGGGGCAAGAGCGAGCTGTCAATGAAGATGGCGGCCGGGGAAGTGTACGAGGTGGCCTTCGTGAGTTTCCCCAAGAGCACGGACGGCTCGTCCGACTACGAGAAGCTGAACACGGAGATGGTGTACCTGTACATCAACGGCATCATGTCCGGAAGCGTACAGAGGGCGACGAGCGACAGCGTGTACCAGGCCACGCCTTCGTACATCGGGCTTGGCGCGGACGGCGCGACCACCGACGTGTACCTCATGCGTGCCTACGACACGTACCTGAGCGACTCGCAGGTGCTTGAGACCTACATGATAGACCAGGACAGCTCGGACGGCATGATGGCCTTGTACGACAGCAACGACGTGATCGACGACAGCGGCAACGTAACGGTCGACAGCGTGCCGGACGGCATGAGGTACATCATCATCACCGGACGGCAGGACAACGGCGTGCCCACGGTGCTGCAGGCGGCGGTGAACAACGACAAAGACCCGAAGTACGACGTGGACGAGATGCTGTGCGTGGTGAAGGGCAGCCAGGCGTTGAACTTCCGCTGCGTGGGCGGCTGCATCCGCCTGCAGGGCACAAGCTCGCTTGCCTATCCGATAAAGAACTACCGCATCTACTTCAAGAACGCCTCGAAGGTGGCCGGCGACCTGTACCTCGGCTGTGACGGGCAGGGCGTGGGCGGCGAGCTGCAGGAAGAGGCGAAATACTCCTTCCGCCCGGCAAGCGGCAGCCGGAAACAGGCCGCGCCGGTGGACTGCTTCTGCCTGAAGGCCGACTTCGCGGAAAGCTCCAGCTCGCACAACACCGGTATGGCCAAGCTGGTGCAGAACATCCTGACGGCGGCCGGGGAGCTTACCCCGGCGCAGAGGCACTGCGACAGCAGCTACCCCTATGATGTGCGCACGACGGTTGACGGCGAGCCGTGCTACCTGTTCTACCGCGGTGCGCTGGAGGAAACCCCGCAGTTCCTGGGCAAGTTCAACTTCAACAACGACAAGAGCACCGAGGCTGTGTTCGGCTTCCTCGACATACCCGGCTACCATGACCAGGCGTGGGTGACGGAGAAGTTCGGAGGGCAGAACCCGACCGAATGCTGGGAGTTCCTGAACAACGACTACCCGATGGGCATGTTCCTGGACGACGACTTCGACACGAAGGGCGAGGACGGCACGCCGAACTGGCTGAAGGTGTTCGAGGCGCGCTTCCCGGACGACGACGACATCAACGCGGAGTACGAGGCCGGAACCCGGAAGCCGAAATACCTCGAGCCGCTGGTGAAGTGGGTGAAGAGCACGCAGGACGACGGGGCGAAGTTCAAGGCGGAGCTTGCGGACTGGTTTGACGTGGACTACCTGTGCGACTACTACATGTTCACGGACATTATGGGATGTGTTGACCAACGTGTGAAGAACATGATGATGGCGTTTTGGTATGACCCGGACAAGGACAAGACGCTCGCCTACATGATATTCTACGACTGCGACACCATCCTCGGCGTGCGCAATGACGGCCGCCTGAAGTACCCGTGGGACGTGGACGAGAACACCACCGACCCGGAACTGTCGACGGAGGGCAAGACCGTCTATGCCTACGCCGGGCACGACAGCGTGCTTTGGAAGAACCTGAGGGAGCAGTTCCCCGGCGAGCTGGCGGCGGCCTACGTGCGCATCCGGGAAAGGATGTCGAACTCGACCATCTTCAACATGTTCGACACGGAGCAGAGCGCGAAGTTCTGCGAGCGCATCTACAACCTGGACGCGCAGAACAAGTACGTGAGGCCCAAGACGCAGGGCGTGGAGGTGAACAACGACGGGAGCGTGACGAACGTGAAGTACTCTTACCTGGAAGCGATGCAGGGCAACCGCAAGGCACACAGGCACTGGTGGGTAACGAACCGCATGGGCCTGTTCGACGCGCGTTACAGCACCGGGCAGTACACCGCCACGGACATATCGTTCAAGGGCAACAGCGCGGCCGGCGCGACGGTGAGGGCCACCCCGGCGCGTGACTTCTACTTCGAGTTCCGGCGCGAGGGCGACACGATGACGCACGACGCGGTGACTAAGGACAATGAGTGGAGCTACACCTACGGGCAGACGGCGAACATCGGCACCATCTTCCACCTGTACGGCGGCGAGTGGATGAAGAAGCTCGACCTTTCGGACTGGGGCGGCTTCACGGACATGAGCCTTCCGAACCTGCCGGTACTGGAAGAACTGGTGCTGGGCAACAGCGGCAACACATACGCCCTGACCGAACTCGTGCTGGGCACGAAGCTGCCGATGCTCAGGAAGCTGGACGTTGTGAACTACACGAACCTGCCGGGGCTTGACCTTTCCGGCTGCAACAGGCTGGAGGAGGTGAACGCGGCGGGCTGCACGGCACTGGGCACCATCACCTTCGCCGAGGGTGCGGCGGTAAACAGGCTGCACCTTCCGGCCAACTTCCAGACGCTTACGCTGCGCTCCATGCAGTATATCAAGTGGAGTGCGATAGTTTTTGACAACAAGCGTAACCTGACCGGCATCTGGATAGAGAACTGCGCCCTCATCGACGGGCTGTCGGTGTTCAAGGAACTGTTCGCGCTGAAAGGCAAGCTGAAGTACGTGCGCGTCACCGGCCTGGAACTTGAGGGCGACGGCAGCGACCTGAAAGAGTGGTATGACGCCGGGCTGGGCGGCTTCGACGCAAGCGGGAACACGACGAACACCAAGTGCAAGCTGGTGGGCACGTACAGGCTGACGAAATACCTGGACGACGACACCTTCAACAAATATGCGGAGCGCTTCGACGAGCTGAACATCCGGCAGCCGCAGTACACGATGATAGAGTTTGACGACACGGTGAGCGACGACGCGAATGTGAGCAACCCAGACAACGAGACCGGGTACAAGTACGGCAACCAGTATGTTCCGAGTGCGCATGTGGCGGCCATATTGCGGCAACGGCACCGGGTGCTCGGCAAGCAGGCAGTCAAGGGAACAATGACAATCGCGCAGCTTGACGATGCGGACAGCAACAAGTATGCCGACGGTACGGCGGCAAAACTGGACGGCACGGAAGGCGACGTGTTCGTCTATGAGCCCCATTACTGGTACAAGGGCGTGAACGACTACCTGCGCAACAGGAAATACGCCTGCTTCAGTTCCCGGGACGAAATGCCCGACCGTCCGGAATGCACCGTCATCACCTTTGAGGAACTCCGTGACGGCGGCTCGATTGACAGCGGTATGAAGGTACAGACCGGGAAGGCGGATGTCCAGAGTTCGCTGACGTCTGACTCCAACTACAGTGCCGTGACGGTATCCGTATCCGGCTACAAGCGTGTCCGCTTCCCGTCGGTAGTCGGCAGCAGCCTTGTGGGCGCGGTGTTCGCCGACGATACGGGAACTGTGGTCAAGAGCGTCGTCGTGGAAACGCTGAACGCCCGTTTTGTGGACGGCATGTACCTCATATCCGACGTGCCGGACGGTGCGACCCGGCTTCATTTCTCTATCCGCAATACATCTGACTTTGACTGCGTGGTGCTGAGCAACAGCGACAAGATAGAGGACATGGAGCCGGACTGGGTGGAGCATGAGGCTTGCCTGTGCGGCGCATTCCAGGCCGTGACTATCGGCTCGAAGCTGTACAGCGCCATCAACGGCGCCACCAGCGTGGCCTCTTTGACGCAGCCGGACATGGTGTATTATGCCAACCAGCGGGGCTTGCAACTGGTGGACTGGGAGATGAACAAGGACGTGGCGAACCTGTTCTATGCGAAGTACGGCCGCCGTGACGCGCAAGACCAGTGCGGATACGGACAGAACACGAATGCGCGCATTATCGGTACGACATCCATCCTTGGCATGGCGGACACGGTGAACCCCGACCACAAGACGGAATGGTGCTGGTATAAGACGCAGGACGAGTACGGTTCCGACAAGTACGTCCAGATAGCGTCCTGCAACTGCCTGGGCTATGAGAACTGGTTCGGCAACAAGGCGGAGTGGATGGACAAGGTGAGCCTTCCGAACAGCCCGTCAAGCGAGCAGTACAAGTTGTATATAGAAATGCCCGACGGCACGACGCGGAAGGTGAAAAGCACGACGACGAGCGGCTTTATGACTGCCGTTGTCCACCAGAAGTGGATGGACATAGTAAGCGCTGCCGGTGCTGGAAGCTCCACTACATACTACTGCGACGAGTTCGTTCCGAGCGGTTCCACAGGCCGTGTGGTCTATCGGTCGTACGACTTCGCGAATGCGTCCGCCGGTGTCGGTCGTGCGAATTGCGGTTACGATTCGTCGAATACGTACGCGAGCATCGGTTCTCGTCTCGCCTTCCGCGGCAAAATCGATGTCGCGGAAAGCGTCGGAGCGTTCAAGTCGCTGAGCGTTCCGGAGGAGTATGCGTGAGCGTAAGGCGGAGCGCGCCAAAGCGGGAGCGAAGCGACAAAGCGAAAGCAGAAGGAAGGTAAAAATACGGGCGTAAGCCCGTCGAATTTTGAAAATTAGGAAGTTAAGATGAATAAAAGTGTTAATTTTGCAGTTCGTAGGCGGATTCCCCCATAGGCCGTGTGGTCTATCGGTCGAACAACAACGCGAATGCGAACGCCGGTGTCGGTCGTGCGAATTGCGGTAACGATTCGTCGAATACGAACGCGAACATCGGTTCTCGTCTCGGTAACAGTCCAAGGGAACTCCAGTCGGCGTACAGGGCCGGGCACGTGTGCCCAATCCGGTGCCGAGGGGGATGAGCCTCGCCAGCAGCGGCCTATGGCCGGAAAGGCGGAACATCAAGTGTCGGGCGATAGGGTTTGGTAGGCCGCATAAACGGCTCGAAGAAGCCTGGCCCGGAGGATTGAAGGCATTAACAGTAAAGCGACAGCAATGCACAGGGAAGGACATCTGATGGAAGAGATAACGGCATATCCGAATATGGAGGAGTCGTTCAGGGCGGTTGTCCGCGGCAGCCGCCGCAAGGGCAGCCGTACCGGCCGTGCGCTTCTTGCCCACAAGGAAGAAGTCATCGCCGAACTGTCGGCACGCCTGGCCGACGGGAGCTACACCATCAGCAACTACCACGAGATGGAAGTGATGGAGGCCGGCAAGCTGAGGCGCATCCAGGTGCTTCCCATGAAGGACAGGATAGCCATCCATGCCGTCATGAACGTAGTGGACGAACACCTGCGACGCAGGTTCATACGCACGACGGCAGCTTCGATAAAGGGGCGCGGCATGCATGACCTGCTGGACTGCATACGAAAGGACATGGAATCCGACCCTGAAGGCACCGCCTACTGTTACAAGCTGGATGTCCGCAAGTATTATGAGAGTGTCAGCCAGGACAGGCTGATGGAATGTGTAAGGCGTGTTTTCAAGGACAGGACGCTCCTTGTGCTGCTGGAGCGGTTCGTGCGCATGATGCCTTCCGGCATCAGCATCGGGCTGCGCAGCTCGCAGGGGCTCGGCAACCTGTTCCTGTCGGACAACCTTGACCATCATGTGAAAGACAAGTGCGGCGTGCCGTATTATTACAGGTACTGTGACGACATCGTCGTGCTCGGTAAAGCGAAATCGGAATTGTGGAAAGTCCGTGATATCATCCACGGGAGGCTGTCGCTTGCCGGGCTTGAAGTCAAGCCCAACGAGCGCATCTTCCCCGTGAGCGAAGGCATAGATTTCCTGGGATACGTCATACGCCCGGGCTACACCCTGCTCAGGAAGCGCGTAAAACAGAACTTTGCCCGGAAGATGCACGACATCCAGAGCAAGCGAAGGAAACGTGAACTGACGGCCAGCTTTTACGGCATGGCCAAACACGCGGACAGTATAAGGTTGTTTAACAAATTAACAGGCAAAGAAATGAGAGACTTCAAGAGTTTGAACGTGTCTTACAAGCCCGAGGACGGCAAGAAGCGTTTCCCGGGCACGGTAGTGAGCATCCGCGAGCTGGTGAACCTCCCCATCGTGGTGAAGGACTTTGAGACCGGCATCAAGACGGAACAGGGTGAGGACAGGTGCATCGTCGCCATCGAGCTGAACGGTGAGCCGCGCAAGTTCTTCACCAACAGCGAGGAGATGAAGAACATCCTCGCGCAGATAAGGGAAATCCCCGACGGTTTTCCGTTCGAGACGACCATCAGGACGGAGAGCTTCGGGAAAGGCAGGACAAAGTATGTATTCAGTTAGGCAATGAAACGAGTGGAAGGAAGTGCCGGTGTGGCGTTGCTGGAATGCACGAACCCGGTGAAAGGAAAATGGCGCATCCGCTGGGATGTGGAAACGAAGGAGGACGGCTCGGCTTCCTACATGGAGGAGGAGTTTGGCCACAGGCCGGACGCGGAGGAAATACGGTCGCTGGTGTCGCAGTGGTACAACGCGAACACGGATGCCCGCATCCTGTCAGGCTTCGAGTACGACGGACAACCCGTGTGGCTGTCAAGCGAGAACCAGTTCAACTACAAGGCGGCCTACGACCTTGCCGTGCAGACGGACGGGCAGAACCTTCCCGTGACCTTCAAGCTGGGCACGGACGACGAGCCGTATTACCGGACGTTCGACACGGTGGCAGACCTTCAGGACTTCTACGTGAAGGCAATGAAGCACATACAGGATGCCCTGTCGGAAGGATGGAGGAAGAAGGATGCGCTGGACTTGGCTTTGTATGAAGCCGGGTAGTTCCGGATGAATCCCCACGGGGGAGGGATATAAAAAGCCCCCGGCCTGTTAATCAGTCGTCTCACTTACTTATTAACAATACAACCCACATTGGGAAGCCAGCCGGGGGCGTATGCCCTTCCCGGCTTCCCAATGTGGGTTAATTTTTGCCATAAATAAGTGAGACGTTGCAAAGGTACAAAATTTTGTGAATATGAAGGTGTTTGAACTGATAAACTTCAACCGGGAACTGCTTAAAAGGCTGCAAGAGGCCGGAATACGCCTTGATGATGCCCGGTATGTCGACTTGTATTCCGACTATTTGGCCATGCACCGCAACGGCGACAAGGTGTCCTACATAGTGGCCGCATTGTCTGAAAAGTACGCCGTGAGCGAACGGAAAGTGTATGGGCTGTTGAAACGCTTCCAAAGCGACTGCAACCCGTTTGCAGTGTAAAACCGATGAGGAGTGGTGCCGGTTGCATGGCGGCAGCCTACCTTTGTACAATCGTTAACAAAGGAGGCTTATATGAACAAATATCACCGCATTCTGGCGAAGATACTTTCAGAAGGGAAAGTACAAGAAAACAGGAAAGGCAGGATTCGCTACCTGCTGAACGAACAACTCTGCATGACCCCGGCAGACTTGCTTGATATATTCGAGGGGCATGGAATAGCACGCAAGAAATTGAAAGACGAACTCCGCCTGTTTATGAAGGGCGAGCGTGACGTGGAGAAATATCGAGAAGCGGGCATCTCATGGTGGGACTATTGCGGCCATACGCTTGTCAACAGTTATCCGACCTATTTTGAGAAGCTGCCGCCGCTTATTGGTAAAATCAATGCAGAAAAACGCAACAGCAAGAACTACGTTCTGTTCTTGGGTGCGACCGGAGTGGAAAGCAACCAGGCACCCTGTCTTAGCCTGGTGCAGTTTCAGATAGAGGACGGCCAATTGGTACTATCGGCCTACCAGCGCAGTTCCGATGCCAACCTTGGCTTGCCGGCCGACATATACCACCTGTATCTGATGGCGCGGCAGATAGAACTTCCCTTGAAGTCCATAACCCTGTATCTGGGAAATGTGCATATCTATGAGAACAACGAAACGAAAACCCGCGACCTTTTGGGTGGCAAGGCGGATGTCAAATTTGAGCTGAACGTATGAAAAGGAAGCTGTATATGTCTGCGCCTTTACCTTTTGTAGGGCAGAAGCGCATGTTTGCACGGGAATATATCAAGGTGCTGGAGCAATTCAAGGATTGCACCGTATTCGTGGATTTGTTCGGCGGTTCCGGGCTGCTTTCGCATATAACGAAGCAGATGCGCCCTGATGCAAAGGTGGTGTATAATGACTTCGACAACTACCGTAAGCGGTTGGAGAACATACCGCGGACAAACCTCTTGCTGGCAGATTTCCGGCTTTTGGCTGAAGGCGTACCACGGCATAAGCCGATTACGGGTGAAGCGCGGGAAAGAATACTTGAACGTATTGGACTGGAAGAGAAAGAATGGGGATATGTTGACTATATTACCATATCGTCCTCCCTCATGTTCTCCATGAAATACAGGATGAACCTGGACGGAATACGCAAGGAGGTTCTTTACAACAATATACGCAAGGCTGATTACGCTTTGTGCGATGACTATCTGGAAGGGCTGGAAATCACCAGCCGTGACTACCGGGAAGTGTTCAATGAATACAAGGATATGCCCAATGTGGTATTCTTGGTTGATCCGCCTTATTTAAGTACGGATGTAACAACATATTCGATGTATTGGCAGCTGTCAGACTATCTTGATGTGCTGACCGTATTGAACGGCCATTCGTTCGTTTACTTTACGTCAAACAAGTCATCCATTGTGGAGCTGTGCCAATGGATGGGCAGAAACCAGACGTTGGGCGACCCGTTTGAGGGTTGTGTGAAGTCAGAATTCAATGCACACATGAACTATAATGCCGGTTACACGGACATGATGTTATACAAGCGTAATGACGGGCCATGTACGAATTCCGCAGCATAATAGAATGCCGTTATAACAGCTTTGCAATGACATTGTGACGGGATACAACGACCCCCTTCATTTAAGCAGGCAATAAAAAAGCACCGAAGAAGTAAGTTTTTTCGGTGCTTTTTTATTTGGTTGATGAGGAGGGAAAAAGATTCACGGAGGTACGTTTCGTTTTGAAAAATGGAACATTTTGTTCTGAAACGCCGGAACATTTCGTTTTGCGGATTATAGTAAAACGTCACCATAT